GATGGTGAGCCAGGCCGTGAAGGACTTCGAGGCCCGTTGGGCGAGACAGGTCCGCAAGGAGAAAAAGGCGACCCCGGTCCTCAAGGTCCAGAAGGTCCACAGGGACCCATCGGGGAAAAGGGTGAGCCCGGGCCTACAGGTCTTCAGGGACCTGCTGGCGCAATCGGCGAAACGGGCGTCGGTGAAGCAGGCGTTGCTGGACCGCCTGGTCCACAAGGCCCTCAGGGAGAAATAGGAAAGCAAGGCCCCGTCGGTCCATGTGGTGAACAAGGTGAGCGTGGCTTGCCCGGCGGCCTGGGCGAGCCTGGCCCGCGGGGCGAGGCAGGTCCGCGAGGTCCTGAAGGTGTGATGAAGTCGGTGCGCTTATTTGTCCCCGACGCGGTGAACTATGGCGGCGAGCTTGTTGTCCATGCGGGTTCGACCTACCAAGCTCTCTGCGACACAGCGCATGCGCCACCACATCAGGATTGGATCTGTCTCGCCACCAAGGGCGCCAGTGTCCCTATGCCCGTTGTCATGGGGACGTACCGCGAGGGCGTCAAGTACGATCATCTCAACATCGTCGCCCTTAACGGTTCGAGCTTCATCGCTAGGTGCGATGACCCAGGCGCATGCCCGGGTGATGGCTGGCAGTTGATCGCGTCGGCAGGAAAGCAGGGCAAGCCCGGTGTCAAGGGAGATCGTGGGGACGCTGGTCCTCGAGGCGTCCAGGGCGAGCGTGGGGCCGATGCGCCTATCCTCGTGACGTGTCGGGTGGACCCTGCGAGCTATTCGCTGACGCCCATCTACTCAGATGGCACTGAGGGTGGGCCTTTAATCATTCGCGCTATGTTCGAACAGTTTATGGCTGAGACACGCTGATGGCAGACATCATCATAAAAACTATCACGCCTGCAATTAGCCAGGACCTGATGACGCTGGATGAGCTTAAGACGAAGCTCGGCATCACAAATACTGCGCAGGACGCTAGCTTGCAGGCATTGATCACGGCCTACTCGGACGTGATCGCTACCTTGTGCAATCGTGTCTTCGGTAAAGAGACATTGATGGAGACCTGGCGCGACCTCGACAGCAACCGTATTTTCTTGAGTCATTACCCGATTGCGACGGAGACAGATATTACGTCGGTCGAGTCTCCGCGCACTACCACGATATTAGACCCTGCGACGGACTATGAGATCGAGTTGAAGTCCGGCAAGGTCGAGCTGTACGCTACTCAGTCCGAGCCCATTGTCGTCACTTACACCGGTGGGTACCTCTTGCCCGACGAGGCACCGCCTGCGCTGAAGGAAGCCTTGGCGATCATGATCCGCAACGAGCGCGCGCTGGCTCAGCAAGCTGCCGTGAGCGGTGTCAGGTCGCTATCGCACAAGGAGTCGCGTGTCGTCTACTTCGACCCCAATGCGCATAAGGTGGTGTCGACTTCTGCGAGCCAGATGCCGATGAATTCGCCGGTCAATGCGTTGCTAATGCATTATGTCAGACTGCAGGTGTGATGAGCAAGTCTCGTAGCAGTATTCTGGCCTGGTCTCGAGTGGGAGATCTCAAGCGTCTGGCTGAGCGCACGTCGCTCGAGCACGATCTCACTTGCCGCTGTTCATTGTGCAATGAGGCTTCGTGGGAAGTCACTCCGCCGAAGAAAGTTCGTATCGTCCTACGCCGTAACCGTCGCCGCATCTTGATTGTGAACATCTCATGCCCGAGAGCGTAACTATAAAAACTGGTGACGTTGATAAGTGGGCGAGCTCGATGGAGGAGCGTGGGGCCGAGTTCGCCGCAGAGGTTCTTAAGAAGGTCAAGAGCGGTCATGAACGCAAGCGCCGGGAAGGCAAACTGAGATTTGCCAAGATCAAGCGTCGCAAGTCAGGCGCTCGTCGGTTCGCCATTGTTAAGGATGCCAACCGTGCGGCAGAGCTGCTCAACAAATCGACCGGCGATCATTTCAAAGATATCTTCAAGGGGAAGTGATGGGCATCGATTACTCGACAGAGATCTACTTGCCGAATTACGATATGTTCGCGCGGCCGGTGACGTTTTATCCGAAGGTCGGCGGGTCCTACGACGCGCGCGGCATTTACGGCACCGTGTCAATCGACATCATCAGCATGGACGCCAGCGACGTCAGCGACCAGCGCACGATCTTGGACATACTCGAGCGTGAGTTCGCGGCGATACCTGAGCAACAGGACCGGGTGTACATCGGTCCTGATCCTTCAGGGATGCCCGAGGTGGGCACGTTTGAGATCAATGACGTTTCGACTAACGGCGGTGGTGAGACAACGCTTTCACTGCGCCGTATCATGACGAGCAAGCCATGAGCCCGGCTGGTGCACAACTTCGTATTCACGGCAAGGTCCCGCACGTCGAAGCCATCCAGCGGTCCTACGCTATGATGGTGCGAAACGCGATGCTGGCCCGCCTGAAGGCGATGAGTTTTTTTCAGGGCTTCGAGTTTCGACGCAGTCATAGTCTCGTGCTAGGGACCGGGCACATGCCTATGTGCTGCGTTTACTTCTTGAAGGAAGACTTGATGCCTGATGGCAATGCGAACACAGGCGAGGTACGTTTCGATAGCGAGGTCCGTATTGGCTTCAGCGTATTCCTGATCAATAATGATCCGGATGAGACGGAGGACCGATTGGACGACGCGTACCAGGTCATCTTCCAGGGATTACTCCGAGACTCGACGTTATACCATAACTCGCAATTTCAGATCGAGTCCTTCTCGCGTGGGAGCCGACAGCATTTCTACGGGTCAATGCCTCAAGCCAACGAAACACCTTACGCTGAAATGCGCGCTGAGTTGACGTGTAACCTGGGCGCGATTGAGTACGAGCCTATTGAAGAAGATATGCTCGAGACCGTCCATGTCGAGACGGTGCACCCACCCGGTGCTGACGAGGATGAAGTTCAACGCATCTACAGCGTCTACGACGTTGATATGCTGGACAAGGGAGACGATGACAATGGCTAAAGTATGGCTGCAGAACCAAGACGTTTTGAAGTACCTCAAGCACCCGGTTAGCAAGGTCGGCTTTCGTGACGCGAACTCGCCGGCGATCTGGCCGGACGATAGCTTCACCGCCCGTCGTATTCGCGACGGTGACGTGACGATTGTAGACCCGGGTGGTGGTGCAACGGGCGCAACGGGTGATGTTGGTAGGGAGCCGCCCACGGAGGAGCCGCCCAAAGTCCAGCCCCAAAAAGGCGCAAAAGGCGCATGAGATGGGCATCAGCCCAGATTTGAAAGGAGAGCACGATGCCTGTATCTTTTAACAACATTCCCTCCAATTGGAAGCAGCCCTTGTACTGGGTCGAGGTTGACCCGAGCATGGCGGGTCTTCCTGTCTTTCGTCTCCCGGCGCTACTCGTTGGGATCATGCTGCCCAACGGCACTGCGACGCCTGACGTGCCGACGCCGTGTCAGTCCCCGGCTTTGGCCGAGCAGCTGTGCGGCAAGGGCAGTCACCTCGCCGCAATGTTCAAGGCCTTCTTCGCCAACAATGCGGCGCAGGAGACGTGGCTGTTGCCCGTTGCCGAGCCCACGGGCTCAGCGTCAACGGGTACGATCACCGTAGCGACTGCGTCCACTGAGGCGGGCATTTACGATCTCTATATTGCTGGACAGCATGTCCCTGTGTACTGCAGTGCCTTGGACACTGTCACCGACATTGCCCTCAATACCGAAGCTGCCATTAATGCAGCCGCTGATCTTCCTGTTACGGCAGTAGCCGCTGCCGGAGTCGTGACCTTGACGTGCAAGTGGAAAGGCTCATCGGGTAACGACATCACGATGCAGGATACCTATTACAAAGGACCGGGTGGTCAAGAGATGCCCATCGGTCTTACGGTCACCTATAGCAATCCCACGTTGACGGGTGGGGCCGGCATCCCCATCTTCGATACAGCCATCAGCAACCTCGGTGAGGCAGAGGCAGAGTTTGTTTGCCTTCCCTTCACGGACTCGACATCGCTCCTGGCGTGGGAGACTGAGTTCGGCTTCTCCGACTCTGGGCGTTGGGGCTGGATGCGTCAAAAGTTCGGCAGCATCTGGAGCGCCTATCGCGGGTTGTACTCAGCATGCCTCGCCTTCGGCCAGTCGCGCAACTCGCCGCAGGTGTCGACGCTGTCCATAGAGCCGCATGTCCCCAGTCCTATCTACGAAATCGCCGCTGCCTACACAGGCAAGGCTGCGCGTGGATACACCAATGACCCGGCTCGCCCCCTACAGAGCTTGCATCTCAATGGGACATTGCCCGCGAGACTGCATGATCGCTTCATCATGAGCGAGCTCAATACTCTAGCCCTCAACGGGATGGCGACGCAGCGCACGGAGTCGGACAACGTCCCGATGATCTCTCGAGAAACAACGATGTACCAGCTCAACCTGTATGGGTATCCCGACGATGCCTATACCGATGCGACGACGCTGGCGACGCTTGCGAGGCTGCTGCGTAATCAGCGCCAGGCGATCACCAGCAAGTGGCCGCGTCACAAGTTGGCAGACGACGGGACTCGCTTTGGCGCCGGCCAGGCTATCGTCACGCCCATGTCGATCAAGGCAGAGCTCGTCGCGCAGTATCGCATCGATGAGTTCAATGGTCTGGTCGAGAACGCCGCTGCCTTCAAGGCCAACCTAATCGTCGAGCGGGATAGCAATGATCCTACCCGCGTCAATGTGCTCTATCCGCCTGATTTGATCAATGGCTTGCGGATCTTCGCTGTGCTGGCCCAGTTCAGACTCCAGTACAATCGAGGGATTGACACCACGGTCAGCACCAACCAGATCGGCACCGCAGCATAAAGAGGCAACGCATAAAGGGGTTTGAACTATGGCTCAGAGAATTGCTGGTATCGCTTTCCTCAAGGTGGATGGATCGATCTATCCACTAAGAGGCAATTTCACCGTCAGCCCATCGGCTGTCGAACGGGCGGGCATCTCAGGACAGGACTTCGTCCATGGGTTCTCCGAGATGCCTCGCGTCCCCTACATCGAAGGCGACGTGTCGCTGGTGCCGGAGTTGTCCATGGACACCGTGGAGGCGGTAGTCAACTCGACAGTCACTGCCGAGCTGGCTAACGGCAAAGTCTATGTCCTTCGTGAGGCGTGGTGTAGAGCGGCTCTCGAGCTCAACACTCGTGAGGGACAAACCCGCGTCCGCTTCGAGGGAGTTTCTTGTGACGAGATCTGAAGGAGTATAACTGGTGGCTGGACTCAACGGCAAAGACGTCAATCTCACCACCGTTAAGTTACGTAAGTCTGTGATCGCGAATGGTGATGAGACCATGGAGTTGGTTTTCCGCGAACCAACAGCGGGCGATATCGAACGGTACGGCAATCCTGTGCTGCTCGACATGGGCCTTGATCCCCCGAGGATCAGTTTCGACTCTAAGGCCATGACGCAGATGATGGCGTCATTAGCTACAGTGCCTCCCTCAACTATTCGTCAGCTGCATCCCAAGGATTGGAACACTTGCGCGTGGCAGCTGGCGGGTTTTTTTCTTCCGGACTTGTGATCGAAGAGCTGATTTTAGATTGCTATCGCCTGGCGAAGCACTACGGCCGAGATCCGGATGAGATGTTGAACAAACCTCTTTCAGTCATTGCCAGGCATTTGATGTGGACAAGTACCTTGATTGAACGTACTCGCCCTGTGGAAGAAGATTAATGCCCACTGATGAGAAAACGACGTTTGAGATAGCCCTGCGCGATAGCATATCGCCCGGGCTACGCTCGATTTCGCGTGAGCTGAAAAAGCTCAACGCGTTGCGTCAAGACAGTGATCAGTCGGGCACGGGTACTGTAGACAAATTTCATCGCTCGACCTCGAGTCTGGGGTCCGTCGCTCGATCAACAGTACGCGAGCTCGAGGGCGTAGGGTCCTGGGTCGTCGGTGTGGGCGGTGGGCTTCTTGGCGGGCTGGGTGCTATCAAGACGATTGAGGCGCTTGCGACTTCGTTCAGCAACATGGCTCAAGCTCGTGTGCAATTGACCATGTTCTCGCGCGACACTCGCTTCGCTGTCGAGGACATCGACAAGCTGCGAGGCGCGATGTCGCGTATGGGCATGTCGGCAGATCGCGCTGATACCATGGTCACCGGGTTGTCGACCAAGCTGCAAGAGCTTCAAGCGTTCAAGGAAGGTAGCCCGTTATTTCAGCAGTTGGCCAAGATGGGTTCAGGTGGTGTCAGCCTCGCCAATGAGTTGATCAACGAGAAGGATTACATGAAGTCGTTGCATCGCATCTCGGAGGTCTTCAAGCGTCAAGGGCCTGAGGCACAGGCGTATATGGTGTCTGTCTTGGGTATACCGGCGTCGGTCCTCGAGAACCTCGACGCGAACATAAAGAAGGTTAGGGACGCACCGGACGTAGACCCCAAGGTCGCCCAGCAATTTCTCGACAATCAGATTGCAGTGCGTGAACGCATTGAAGGTGAGTGGACGATTTTTGGCGAGCATGCTCTGGGTAGGATCAATGAGATTTATGAACGCCTCCAGAGATACTCCGGCGACGCTGAGGGACATCCGATAGCCGGCTGGGCTAGTAAGCTATTCGACAACCTCATTACGGAGTCCGACATCGAGCAGGCGAAGGCCGCTCTCAAGCTGATGGATGATCTCAAGAAGCTCAATGAACGGTTGCGGCCGGATGAGGTGAAGAAATCTTTACAGGGAGCCTTCGCCCCATTTGGCGTTGGTGGTCAACGCAGTCGATGGGATGAGGACTTTGACGCCTTCCAAAAGAAAGAAGACAACAAGCTCCTCGAGGATATCGGCACTCAGCTGAAGAAATTATTTACGGGTGATGGTAAAGGTGGTGAGGGCGGAGGAGGTGGCTTTGGGTTCATCTCGCCTGCCGGTGCGTCGACTATGCCCGGAGGAGCTGGGACAGCGTATCCAGGTGACACCAGCGGTGGTCAAGGTCAGGTGCCTCGAAGCATGGACAGTGGTCCGCCTGCTCCAGGTGCGACGCCTGGGGATGTCAACGCCAATCGACCTTATAAGATCGGTGGCAAGGTTACTTTAGGAGGTGAGGAGTTCGACTGGGAGTCCGGTGGGACGAAGCGTGGGAGCATTCCTTACGGTACCCACGATGTCAATATAGGCAAAGGCGACATCGGTCCAATCGGTCAACGCATTGGCTCAGTAGCCACTGTGGGTAGGCCAGGCGGCGAGATCGACGATCCAAAGTATCCTGGCAGGCCTCGTTTGGGAGTTCAGATCCACCCGGGTAGTGGCGACACTCTCGACCAGATGTACACTGAGGGGTGCTTCTCGATTTCACGTTCTCAATGGCCGAAGTTTAAGGCGGCTTTGTTGCGTGAGTCTGCAACGCATGGTCCCTTGACGTTGACTATTAACCCAGATGGTAAGGCGAGCTTTCAGCCGAAAGCGGCAGCTCAGCAGCAGACTACCGCAAGACCTGCCGAGACGTCGGGTGAAGTGGGATCAGACCGACCAGTGAGAGTGGATAATAGCATAGAGGGGAGAAAAGCTGCGCTGCAGGTTGCGACCAATGAAATGAGAAAGGCCGGGTTGACCATCACGTCTGAGTATCGTAGTCCTAACGACCCACTGTCAAGGGCAAACCCACACTCGGCTCATTCGCAAGGGCTGGCGTTCGACACGCGCGCCCACACTACTGCAGAGTCAGATGCAGCGCAAGCCACGATACGCGCAACAATGGCTGCACGTGGTCTGCAGGAGGGTCGGGACTACAAGATCATTGACGAGGTGCGTCATCCCTCTGGTTGGGCAACTGGACCACACGTTCACACTCAGTTCACCCCAGAAGGATCAGCGCGATTTGCGCGAGCGGCGAGTAAGGATAAGGAAGATGATGCTGCCGCTGCCCCCATCGATAAGGCACGCGAGAACGTCGATAAGGATAATGACGTTTGGAAGAAAGGTAGCAATGCTGTCAAGTTCTCCTTCAATAACGTCCCACATGGGGTGAAGACGAACGCTGAGGCGAGCGGGTCATTCACTCATGTGGAGGTTAGTCGCAAGAGTGCGATGGCAGAAAGGGCTCCTGACTAATGCCCCGCCAAGAAGAACTCGAGCTCGCCTTACGCGATAGCATCACACCTGGTCTAAAGGCCATTGCGGCTGAACTGAAGGCGTTGAACCAGGCGGCGAAGGAGTCCGCCCAGCAGACGTCCCAAGAGGTAGATCGCATAGGCCACTCGACGGAGAAGTTCTCGGCCATAACGAAGACGGTCACCAAAGACGTTGGTGAGATGTTTAAGACCGTCGTCGAGTATGGCAAGACTATCCTGGGGGTAGGTGGTGCCTACGAGGCGGTCAATAAACTTTCGGAGTCCCTCAAGGAACTTGCGACGACGCGAGTCCAGCTTTCGATGTTCGCGCAGGACACGCGCATCTCGGCTCAAGAGATTGAACGAATGCACGGCGCGATGACCCGAATGGGTATTGACGCCAAACAGGCGGATGGCTACATCGGCGGCTTGTCGACCAAGCTGCAGGAGCTCCGGTCCTTGCGTGAGGGCAGCACGTTGTTTCAAGAGCTCGAGAAGATGGGTGCAGGCGGCGTCAATCTCGCGCGCAAGCTCCTGGATGAAAAGGACGTCTCGAAGCAGATCAAATTGATCACTGAGGTATTCAAGACGCAGACGCCTGAGGTTCAATTCCATCTTTCCCAAATGCTTGGGGTGCCTCAGTCCGTGCTCGCTAACCTCGACACCTATGAAAGCAAGGTGAAGGATGTTTTGCAAGTCGCCCCGGAGGTCGCGCAGAAGTATCTTGACAACCTCTCGGACTTGAAGGAGAAGGCCGATGCTGAATGGACGACGTTTGGTGCGCACGCCTTGGAAGTGATCAATAAATGGTTTGACCGTCTGAATTCATTGGGTGGAGATCAAGAGGGTCACAGCATTAGCAAGTACTTGATCGAAGGCTTCGACGACCTCGACAAAACTTTGCAGCAGGACCTCACAGACATCAAGGCATTCCTGGGCCTGCTCGATCAGATCAAAGCATTTGGTGATTGGGTTATTGACAAGTGGCGTCCAGACCTCGCGGCAAAACGTGAAGAGCAAGGGCTCGAGCCCAGCAAGCGTTTGGAAGAGTCACTTAAAAAGATCGGCGAGGGCAAGACACCTGGAGGGGTCAGTGCCGAGGAAGCCTTCAGAACCAAAGCGATTGAACGACTTCAGCTGCAGCAGGAGAACACCAAGTTGCTAACCGATATTCGCGACACGTTGAACCGAGCAGGCGGGGGCGGAGACACGGGCGGCGGAGTAGGCATCCGAGGCGGCGGCGTTGGTGGGGGTGGTCGTCCTGCGTCTGAAGGCGACGTCACTGGAGGAATGCAAGCGAGTGGCGGTGGCTTCAGACCTAGGGGTGGCGTCAAAGGTGCGAAGGCGGGCACGGGCGAAAAGGCAGCTGTTGACGCTACTCAGTATGGGACACTAGCCGAGCAGCGTGCACCCTATCTCAAATACCTCAACGAGCACCCAGACCTCAAGGCCAAATTTGCAGCGTTGTTAGTTTCTGAGGAGCCTTCGCGCGAAGGGCGGGTAGGAACGGCGGAGACGTTTTTCAATCGCATGATTTCACATGGAGTGTCCCCTGAGCAGATGGGGACTTCGATTGGGGGTCTCGCGTCGGGGCCGGGTGTTTATTACGAGCCTTTGCGTCCAGGTGGTACCTACGGCAGGTCGGCAGCACAAATCGCATCAGACCCGACGCTGAAGTCTCAGACGTTGGAAGACATTGACAAGGCCGGAGCCGGTTCAAATGTCTCGAGGCTCGGTACGCAGAACGCCTCTGCTGGCGTCGCTGCTCACGGTCAAGAGACGCAGACTGTAACGCGTGAGGCCATCAGAGGTATCAGCGATCAGTGGTCACGTAAGGACGTGCATCCTGAGGAGCATGGGCCCGGCATCGTCGCGCGCGAGAAGCGTTGGTATGAGCAGACTCAGCAAGCTATGAAGGCTCGTCAAACCATGGACCAGGCATCACGTGAGAGCAAGTCGAGCGTGTTCACCAAAGGCACAGCTGCTGTGTCGGTCGACTTCGGCGACACCAAGGACCGGACGAAGGAAAGCAAAGAAGGCGGCGAGGTGTTCAAACCCCTCAATAACGCGAGGGAGCCGCAATCGCCCAAGGCAGGCGACTCCGCGTCGTTCAACGATAGATGGCATTTTCAATAAGGAGAGCGGGACATGGTCGGATTGTCTGGTAAAGGTGAGTCTGCAATTCTAACACCACTGACGACTACGGCGTATGTGTCGCTGCACACGGCAGACCCGGTCGACACGGGCGCTAACGAGATCACCGGTGGGGCGTATGCGCGGCAGGGTCCGATCACTTTCACGAATGCCGGCAGCAATCCCACGGTGGCGTCGAACAGCGCCATTGTCACCTTCCCCACCGCGACAGGTGCCTGGGGGACCATCACGCACTTCGGAATATGGGACGCTGCAACGGCGGGCAACTATCGTGGCTCGGGTGCGCTGACCGCGTCGAAGGCCGTCAACAATGGTGATACTGCGCGCTTCGTCACCGGCGCGCTGACGATCACCGCTAACTGAGGTTAAGTCATGGCCATAACTTATAACGCTACGCTCAAGACAAACCGGATGCAATTGGTGTCTGACCTCGTTGCGTCTAAGGTCGCGGCCGCCTCTACCGGTTCGGCCTCAGCCGGCCAGCTCGTGATCGGCACCGCATCGCTATCAGGTGCGACCGGCGTGCTCGCCACTATCCCGCTCTCGACCACGCCCTTCACGCTCGCTGGCGCTGTCCTCACTCTCGCCGGTGTCCCGCTCAGTGTCGCAGCTTCAGCGTCAGGTGTAGCGGCGTTGGCCGAGCTGAGGAACAACGCAGGCGTCACGGTCGCCTCGGGCCTGACTGTTGGTACAACGGGCACAGACATCATTCTGGGCTCGACGTCTATCACCTCGGGCGGGACCGTGACCATCACCTCCGGCACGATTACTCATGGCTGACAACATCACACCCAGTATTGTGGGGGTCCAGCCGACATCGCCGGCCAGATGTGCCGAGTGCGGTGTCGTCAGTGAGCAGCCACTTTATAGTGTGAACATAACTATGGTTTGTTATGACTGTTTTATGAAACTGAGGGGAAGCCCACCGTCCGAGGTGCCCCATGGCCCGTAAGTTCAACGGCACCGGCGATATGATGTCGCTGCCGTCCGGGTTTAACCCGCTCGGCAGTTTCTCTCTCGGGATGTGGTGCAATCCCGCGTCAGCGCCTTACCGAGGTGCCCGTCTTACATTGTCCGGTTATCCTGGTGGCACCGGGTTTGCTCATGAGTTCAACAGCGCATCGCCTTCGGTGATGCTTCTGCTCAATCCTGGCGTTGCTGTCATCGGTGTTTCAAGTGGGGCTATTCCTGATGGCACATGGGTTCACCTTGGTCTGACATGGAACGCCACGACCTACGCGTACCAGTTTTTCACCAATGGTGTGCTTGATGGTTCCGGGACTGCCAGCCCGTTTACGATTGCTGCGGCAACCAATTATTTCATTGGCTCTAATGGTCCGTCGCCTGATTATGTCTATGGCGGCGATATGTCAGACCTCGCTGTCTGGGACACGATTTTGCCAAGCGCAAAATTCGCCAGCCTCGCGGCCAAGACCCGTGCCAATCAGATCGGATTGAACGCCAATCTTATCGGCTACTGGCCGATGCTTGGACTTTCGCCGGAGCCGGACAAGTCGGGTTTTGGTAACGATGCCGTTCTCTCCGGCACCACCATTTCTACTGATCCACCGGGGTTGCCACCTTATTCATCTACGGTTGCACCACCTGAAATATCGGGCACGCTTGCGACAACCGAAGCCAAGGACACAGTCGCCTTCGCAGGCACTGTAAGTCTCCCAGCTGTATCAGGTACACTGGCGGTAACCGAGGCCAAGGACACAGTCGCCTTTTCGGGTACTGTAAGTCTCCCGGCTGTATCCGGTACGTTCGCGATAACTGAAGCCACAGATATCGCGGCCTTCGCGGGCAACTCGGGTGTCTCAGGCACGCTGGCGACAGTTGAAGCCAAAGATGTCGCAGCCTTCGCCGGCATTGCGTTCATCTCCGGCACCCTGGCGACAACTGAAGCTCAAGATGTTGGAGCCTTCGTCGGCGTCGTGACCGGTATTGTGTCGGGCACACTGGCGACAGTTGAAGCCAAAGACCTTGTCACTATCATTGGAGGTTCTGCAGTAGCGCCAGTGGAGCTAGCCGGCGACATGTCACCGTCGACTGTGCTAGCCGGTGACAGCACTAACGCGTTGCTCGTGGGCATCAGTGGCGACCTGGCACCGTCGACTGTGCTGGGTGGTGACCTCGCAGTACAAGCAGCCCCGTTGCTCCTGGCTGGCGACCTATCCCCATCGACAGCGTTCGCGGGCGACGTCACGCTGACCGCCGGCGTCATCGGTGACTTGTCGACGTCAGTGGTGTTCAGCGGTGACATCACGGTCATTGGCGCTGGCCTTGATTTGGTCGGTGATCTTTCTACCTCCGTGACGTTGTCCGGCAATCTCCTGCTCACCGCGGGCCTCGCTGGTAACCTGTCGCCTCTGACAGTGTTCGGTGGCGACCTCACTATAGCCGTAGCCCCGCTAAACCTAGCGGGCAACCTGTCGCCGTCCATCGTGATGTCGGGCAACCTCACGCTGGTGAGCGCCACAGGCTGGGTGGATCTAGCCGGTGACCTGTCGCCGTCCATCGGGCTGGGAGCCGATGTCGGACTGGCGCCTGTCGCTGGTGGCGATCTGATATCACGGCAGGGCGACCTGGTGCCGTCAGGTGGCTCGGTAGTACAGCAGATAGCCGATAAAGACACCGAGAAGGCTGTACTCGTTGTCAACGGCCAAGAGTTTCGGGATTGGGAAAGCGTCATGGTTCGACATGCGATCCGTGAAGTGCCTCCCTACAGGTTTCGCTTCACCTGCTCTGAGGGTATACCCATCGCTACGAACTTCGCGAAGATGCAGATCAAGCCGGGCGATCAGTGCGAGGTGTACCTCGCGGGCATCAAGGCGATCTCAGGCAAGGTGTCTACGAGGCAAGTGTACTACGACAAGAGGCGACACTACATTGAGATACAAGGCGCGACGTTCACGCTAGATCTGTCAGGCTCGAGCCCTATCACCAAGACGATGGAGCACAAGGATGTTAACTTCGAACAGCTGGCGAAGTCGTTGCTCAAGCCGTACAACATCCCATTCAAAGTCGAGGGTGGGCAACTGCCACAGTTCAAGTTTCCTCGAGTATCATTGATGCACGGACTGAGTGTGCTCGATCATCTGGACATGTACTCGCGACACGTCGGCGCAGGCTTTACGAGCGACGCCAATGGGAGCTTCGTCGCCATCGCCGGGCCCGGTCAAGGAGGAGACTCGGTGGTCGAGGGGGAAAATATCTTGGTCGGTCGTGAGATCATATACAACCCGAGCATGGAGAGCTCAGCGCCCGCCATCAGTCAACAGACAGGCAGTGATCAGAAGAGCATGGCGAAGGTCGCGTCGGTACCCTACCTCAACCAAGCGATGCAAACATTAGGAAAATCATTCATGCCATTCGTGATCCCCATGGAGATACCCTCAGCCGACCCACAGCACATGCAAGGGCGCGCGTCGACCGAGCGCAACTGGCAGGCTGAGGATCAGATCACGGTGTTCGCCACGGTCGAAGGCTGGCTCAGGCCCAGCGGCGGATTGTGGGAGCGCAATCAGCAGGTGCACGTCACCAGCCCGATGCTGATCATGGACATGGACCTGACACTGAAGTCAGCGACTTTCACGCAGGACAGCACCGAGGGTGCCCGCACAGTACTCGAGCTATGCAACCCGCTTGCCTTGGGCGGTGGGACTCCGCAGATGCAATGAGGCAGTGATATGGCTAACGAACGACAAACACTCCAGATGCTCTCGAACCAGATACGAATGAGCATGAGCCGTGCGACGGTGCGCGAGTTCGATGACGACCACGACATGCAGCAGATCAAGTACGCCGACGTCTATCACTCTGAGACGCCCAGCGACTTCGAGCGCTGGCAGATGGTGGGCCTAACCTCCACCCCGCTCAAGCAGGACGAAGCTGACAAGCAACAGAAGCAGAACAAGAAGAGCGATCAACAGGAGGGCGACTGGAACCACGACCAGCCGAAGGAGCCCGCGGCTGAGGCCATCATGATGTACCTGGGCGGCTCGCGCAGTCACCCTGTCGCGATGG